AAACAGGGCGCGGTAAATGTTCAAACTGTTGGGAGTGATAGGAAATGAACGGTTACGAGCGATTATTAAAGGTGATTGACGGGCGGCAGCAAACAAGAAAGGACATTCGGATTGGCGAAATGACGGCAAATTTCGGTTGCAAAATCGGCGAACTTGAGCTTTTCAACGACGATTTGATTTTTTCAGAGCAGCTGCTTACCGGCTATTACAAGGGCAAAGAAAGCTTTGTTCCACCGCTCAAAAAAGGGGACACGGTTCTTGTTCTTAAAATCAGCGGTGAACTTTACGCCGTCGTTTCAAGGCTGAAAGGAGCGGAAGAATAGAAAATGCTTGAAGTTTTTCAGGAACTTGAGGAAGAAGAGCAGGAGGAAGCGATTTTTCCGGAAGAATTTGAAATTGATTTTCAAAGCAAAAAACTGACAGGGAAAAAAGTAAGCGGCAATGACGCGCTGAAGGTTTGGTGCTTTTTGGCGCTGCAAATTGAAAGATACCGCTTTCGCGCTTTCTCATGGGAATACGGCGCCGAGTTTGAAGAGTTAATCGGAGCGAGCTACGGAAGAGATTTTTCCGAAAGCGAGATTAAAAGAAGAATCACCGAGGCGCTTTGCGTTCACCCTTTCATTTCAGACGTGACAAATTTCAACGTCAGCTTTGAGGGGGAAAGGCTGAGCGTGAGCTGCACAGTTGAAACGAATTTTGGCTCTTTTGAATTAAGCGACAGCGAAACGGAGGTCATAAATGTTTGAAAATTACACACAGGAATATTTTATAAACCTTGCACAGCAATACGCCGCCGAAAAAGGGCTTGACGCCACAGAGGGGACGCTGATTTTTTGCGCTTCCTCATTAATGGCGGTTATGCTTGAGGACGCGCTCGACAGAGAAGAAGCAGCAATTGCGAACCTTATGCCGGACACGGCTGACAGGGAGAACCTTATTAGGTTCGGCAGAAAAATCGGCATTACGCCGAGAGCAGCGACTGCTTGCGTTGTTAAAATTCACAGCGACGGCGACTTTCCAACCGGCACAAAGCTTTCAGGCAATGATTTCTCATATACCGTCACAAAAAAGCTTTCATCAGAAGCGGACGGAAGCTTTTTCTTTGAAGCACAATGCGACACGCCGGGAACAGCGGCGAACGCTGTTTTTGATTCCCTCACCGCAGAAAGCAGCGAAACCAACGAGAGCTTTTGCGAAATTACAGAAATTATCACCGCCGGAACAGACGACGAGGACACGGAAGATTTTCGCGAAAGATATTTTGAAAGCACAGAAATTCCACCGATGAGCGGAAACAAGGCTTACTACAAAGAAGCAGCCGAAGAAATTCCGGGAGTGGGCGCGGCGAAGGTCAGCGGCTCAACCGACAGCACGACGAAAAAAAGCACGGTAAGCATTTGGATTGTTGCAGACGGATATAAAAAAGCAAGCGACGAGTTGAAGGCAAAAGCGCAGCAGATTATTGACCCGGAAAGCGGCAGCGGGGACGGAAAAGCGAGTTGCGACCACCACGCGACAGTTTTTGCGGCAGAAGAGACAGCGGTTGACCTGAATTTTTCAGTCACCGTAAAAAGCTCTGCGGACAGAAATGCGCTTGAGGCTGACATTGGCGCAGCGGTTCAAAAGTGCTTTTCAACACTCAATGAGAGTTGGGATACGGAGGACGAGCTGATTGTTAGGGCAATTTCCTTTGAAGCGGCTGTGCTTCTGCTCTCCGGCGTTACTGACGTCACTTGCACGCTCGGCGCGAACGGCGACAGAACAAAAAAGCTCGGGCAGAACCTTGGAAAGGCGGGAAACATCAATGTTGTATTCACCAATGCCTGACGTTCTTACCGACATTCCCGAAGTTCAATGCTGCTTTGAAATTGCACAAAAATTTCTTGATATTTTTCTTGAAATTACAGAAAAAGCGAGGCAGGAGCTTTCAACCGAAACGGCGACGGAAAAAGGAATTGAGCGAAAGGAAAAAATGTACGGAATTTTTCCGAGTGTCACGGACACGCTTGAAGAAAGGCGATTTCGCATTCAAATCAAGGAAAGAATAATTCGTAACATGAATTTCGGAAACCTTCAAAGACTTATTCGTGATGTTGCCGGAAGCAAAAGCACGGTTGAACGTGACATCAGTTTCAAAAGGTTAACGGTTCGTGTTCCGCTTTCAAGCAAAAAGAACATTAAGACGGTTGATGAGCTTTGCCGAAAATATGCTCCGGCCGTTATGGAATGTGACATCAGCCCGATGTTTAACACATGGAATATTTTCAAAACAAAAAAATTCAGTGAGCTTTCGGACAAAACGTTCCAACAGCTTCGCGAAGAGGAAACGGAGGGTTAAAAATGGCAACAACGCAATCCGAAAATCTTAAGCTTACGCTTGAGGACAACGGAGAATTTGCAGGAATTGAAGTTACTGCGGATAACTTTCAAAAAATTGACAACGCTTTCGGTGAACTTAAAGAACAGGCTGAAAACGCAAGTAAGGTCACAAGAGTTAAAGTGACGAAAAGCGGCGACACGGTCAGCGCCGACAAAACCTTTGACGCGCTGAAAGCCGACTTTGAAAAAGGCAACGAGCTTGTTTGTGATTTATCTGTTTCAGAAAATGCGGACGCAAGCGGCGGAGTTTGCGTTCTTGGAAAGAAAACAGAAAGCGCATTTTGGTTCTTTTCATTCATTGAAAAAACATTATGGCTTGTTAAGGGCGCAGCAAGCGGTTGGACGGTGAATGCCTTTTCTCCGGCGGCAAGCGCACACGAACACGCGCAAGACGACATCAACGGACTTGCGACGGCGCTTTCCGGAAAAGCAGCGAGCAACCATTCACACAGCACGGCAACGCAAAGCACGGCGGGCTTTCTTTCGGCAAGCGACAAGAAAAAACTTGACGGCGTTGCGACCGGGGCAAACAAGACAACGGTTGACAGCACATTAAGCGAAACGAGTACAAACCCGGTTCAAACGAAAGCGATTTGTACTTGGGTAAAAGAAAAAATCAATGAAGTATTTTACGTTGACGAAGGGGGTGCGGCTTCATGAAAGAAGCACTTATTAAATTATTCAAATCAATCACAAAAGCGCTCGGCGGTGAAGCTTTTGACAATGAAGTCAACGCTGAGAGCGAAAACGCAGTTTGCAACAAAGCAATTTACTTTTTTGTTAAAAATGAAATCAGTGAAGCACTTTTTGAGGACGAAAGGAGCGAAGCAGAATGAGCAAGATTAATCTTCGTACATTGCTTTCAAAAACAGTGAGCGCAATCAAAGAACAGCTTGAAATCACCTCATTTACATGGGCTGAATTTGAAGAAAAATTGAGTCGGGCAATGAACACACTTGACGCAGGTTATGTCAGGCTTTTTATTGACAAATATCCGTACGACGTTGAAAGCGTTGTTATTCCTGAAGGAATTAAAAACATTCCGGAAAATACTTTTGACAATTGCAAAAAGCTTTCAAGCATTACATTGCCGGCAAGTCTTGAGACGGTCGGCAATTATGCGAACGCCACGGCATTTGAACAAACGCCGTTCGGAAAGAGCTTCAATAACGGAGCCGAACCGCTCCTTTATTCCGGAAAAACTTTGGTATATTCCAAGAAAAATTCAGACTTTTACACGCAAAATTCAATAACCGAACTTAACATAAAAGAAGGCGTTGAAACGCTTCTTGAATATTCATTGGCATACTTTGATTTTGAATTTGACAAAATCACCTTCCCGTCAACGCTTAAATATATTCGGAAGGGTGCGCTCAGTGAAAACATGGCGCTTGTTTTCGATTTTTCAAAATGCAAAAGTATTCCGGAGCTTGGCACTGACGCGCTTTCGCCGTTCAGGCTTGACCGAACAATCAAAGTCCCGGCGGCGCTGCTTTCAGCGTGGAAGGCTGCGCCGGGTTGGAGCAGTTATGACGACCAAATGGTAGGAGTTTAAACAAAGATGAAAGAAAACATTAGTTACTTTTTCAAAGGACTCATGAGGGCGGCGGGGGAAGCATTTTGCTTCAACGTGCTTCTCCCTATTTGGTACGCACTTATCAAAATTTCTGAATTTTTGAAAGGAAATAAATAATATGGCAGTTAAATCAATCACCGCAACGATTAACGGGCAAGCCGTTACATTGACACTTAATTCTTCAACGGGCAAATACGAAGCGCAGGTTAACGCTCCGGCAGGTTCATCTTTCAATCTTTCCGGCGGTTACTATCCGGTTTCAGTCCGCGCCGAGGACACAGCAGGAAACGTTACGAACGCCGACAGCTCGCACAGCACACTCGGCGAAAGCTTGCGCCTTTTCGTTAAAGAAAAAGTTAAGCCGATTATTACAATTCTTGCACCTTCGGCGGGAGCATACGTTACAAGCGGTACACCGGAAATCAAGTTCAAGGTCACCGACAACACGGTTCAGACAAGCGGCTATTCGGGAATTAAGAAAGCAAGCTGTGTCCTCAAAATCGGTTCTGCGGCTGTTGATGTCAGCAAAATCACATGGGAAGAAACCGAGGGCGGATTCATCGGTACATACACACCGGAAGAAACACTCGCCGACGGAAATCAGACAATCACCGTTGACATTCAGGACAACGACGAAAACGCCGCCGACACCGCAAGCTGCACCTTTAAGGTTGACACCGTTGCACCTTCGCTTGTTGTTACAGCACCGGCAGAGGGACTTGAAACCAATCAGAGCAAGCTTACCATTATCGGCGTTACCGATGATGTTACAAGCAAGCCCGTTTCGGTTTCCGTTAAACTCAACGGTACAGACTGCGGAGCGGTTGAGGTCGGTTCGGACGGTTCTTTCAACAAGGAAATCACACTCGACCAGCAGGGCGAAAACGTTATTGTTGTTACCGCAACGGACAAGGCGGGCAAGACAACGACCGTGACAAGAACGGTTACCTACAACACAACCGCTCCGGTTATTAAGTCGGTAGTTATTACGCCGAACCCGGTTGACGCGGGAACGCTTTACAAGATTGTTGTTGAAGTAGAATGAACAGACCGAAGATTATAAGGGTATGGGGCAAAGCGGACAGCTTTGACATTGAATTTTCTAAAATAGGGGGACTGTGGGTTTGCGCAGTCCCTCCGGACACAAAGGA